TAGCTGCTGTATCTCAGCTGCAATTTGTTCATTTAATGCAACCTTTAACGACTCAGGTGCACTTGAATTAGCGTCAACTAGCCGGTTACCTGGAAATAATTCAGAGCCTCTTGCCCCATTTCGTTGCGGATCATAATATTTTATAGAACCACGTGGCTCATATGGTGCTAAATACTTAACATCAAATACATCAGCTAATTTAAGATAGGTTTTATATTCATCTACTTCTAATGGTCGCAGCGCATGCGGAAATGAATTCCAGATTGGCGAATTGTTACCATCCTCATTTAATATTATAATTACACCAGAATCGGCTAATGTACGTAGCGCGTTACGAAGCATACCAAATCTCCACATCTGGGCATTATTAAAAGCATCTTCGTCTGCCTCAGAAGCACCAATTGGCAACGATTGGTTAAATCCAGACTGGCCGCCACCGCCATTATCAACTCGGAAGCTAATATCACCACCAGTCTCTGTTCCATATAATGTAAGAACATCTAAACTAAAGACCGGACGCCATCTCCCATAAAATAGCATACGACATCCTTCAATGTCATCAGCATCTAGTCTTTCATTATTTCCAGTTAAAGGTTTAAATAATACAATGCGGCCTTCATATTTATCTCGGAGTTTTTCTAATGATGTTGCCTTATCAAAACTGTGGGGCAAATCCACGCCAACTGATTGTCCTATATAATCCATAGGATCTCGGTTGAATGGAGAATCCGGTTCATATCCAGAATTAAACCGTGTTTGTACATTCCAATTATCTAACTGTGATACTTCCACTGGTAACTCTTTAACATACATATTTAATCGCTGGTCTCGAGTTAATGAATTATTTTCTGTTGCCGTAGTAATAGCATCGTTTACAGCATTTAAACTTTCAATTGATAAAGTATCATTTAATGTACGTCGTATTAATTTATTGAAAACCTCTACTTCGATTATCCGGATGGCATTATATCGTTGTTCACGAGCTACCAACATTACCTCGAGGGTTTTATAATCAGGAATGCGATATAATATAGGTCTGCCGTTTACTTCTTTTCCATAAAAGACTTGCAAGTATTCTAAATTCGGAAAGCTATTACCTAATATATAAAATAAATGAATATCAGATGACGGTCCATTCATAGTCCGTATACTTTTCTTTGGCATAATAATAAATTTACCTACGATATCCGGCAAGTCATCAGCATCTATATCTTCTACATCAACAAAATAAGTATACTCGGTATCAATTATTTCATTGTAATTATCACTATCAACAAATGTTAATTTTTGCAATGGAATATTTAATGACTTAGCGTCATCATCACCGTCAATCTGAATAACACCGTTTTCACTTCTATCTAACGGTACTAGCTCAGGATAATGATTTATTGCGCCGGCGGTTTCATATACTGGAGTTACGGTTCTAGCAACATATTCAGCTTCTGCTGCAGATGGTAATTGTGTTAAGCCTGGAAACTGTTCCTGTAATACACTTAATACTATTTGGTTTGAATTAACACCTTCGATATATTCAGTACTATTAGTTTCCATTATCTAGTAACCTTAAAATAAAATCCATCATCATGTATCTGTACATCATCTCCACCAGACCTTTCTACTTTAAGCGCAAATTTATAATACCGTTCTGGCTGGAATGTATTTAATCGCAAATCAATATAGTTACCATTGGCGTCACAACTAATACGAGTGGCAGATGTATCATATGGTATAATCGTTTCATTGGTAACAGTATCTTTTACTGAATAGAATGATGAAGTTGGTAAGCGGTTTTCCGTTAAATAAAATGAACTAGTAACATAAGACTTGCTCGGAAATTCTGGTCTAACTGCTATTCTAAATTTAGCACGACCATCAGCGAAATATTCTTTTCGTATATTTTTAAAATTCAATACATATGACTCGGAACTAATTTCGGTATATGAACCAGTACCGGATAAATTTGAATTATCCCATGCGGCCTCTAATCGAGGAACATATATTGTATGTGTATCCTTGCCAAAGAATTTCAAACTACCTAACGGCTCACCTGATTGTTCTTCTGATTCAGATCGTTTAACAATAAATCCATTATTTGCAAATGAACCAGAGACCCATTCTCTAACAATATCTGTTACATTCATTCTGATATCAGGCGCTTCATAATTAAATGTCTGAGATGCCCCGGATCCCGTATACCATGTACCACCACCCGCAGTCGATACACCATTTGAGCCTGTTGAGCCATTTGCATATCCAGATGTTAACCATTCAGTACCAACTGCTTCCGAGGTACGGTATTGCCAGGATGCACCATTTGTCGTAATAGGAATATCAGCTTCATTACCGGTGCCGTTAACCCATGATTGAGATATGGCATAAGCTTCAAGTGTATATTCAATAGGAAGATCTTCAGAATCCGTAGCTCGTAGATTTAAATAAAATTGAGCATTGGCTCCTATATCACCACTTGATATTGAAGATGATATTGTTGTTATCTCAGGACCAAAATCCATTAAGATTCTAGTATTGAAAGTATTTAATGCAATATTACCATCATTAGGAGATCCGGATGAAATTTTAGTTAATTCCAATATCGGATCTACTCCGGTATTTTTTGTTTCATACCGTTCATATAATGTTGTATCGCGTTTTGGATAAAATAATTGATACATTTGCTATCTTCCTTTATAATTTAACAACTCTTCCTTTGATATCTGTATTCGGATATTTAACTTCGAATATAGATGGATCTAAAGAAGGATATATTATATTGTTACGTGTCGCGGCTTTGATATCATAAACATTACCACTATAACCCGCATTTGTATCAAATACATTTTTTACTTCAAATTCAACGACTGACTGTACACCTTCGACCTTATCTAAATCTGTCATGCAGTTACTAATACTAATCGGACCATTAACTTGATTACGATCATTGCTAAATTTTTCACGCAATACAGATAAACATCTTAATAATACTTCATTTGAATTATAATCAGGTCTTGTTATAATCTCAAACTCAATTTGAACATTAATAATAAATGCATCTTTAATACTTAATGCATCTGTTAATATTCGGTAATTAGATAAATAAGTTCGTAAATTTTCTTTTACAACATTATTAACTGGTACTAAATTTTTATTTGCATCAAATCCTAATAGGTAAACATCTAATCCTAATTGGTTTGCAATTACATCTCTCGGATATTCTCTATCTGCCGTATTTAACTGGCTATCAGGTGCTATATAAGCCTTTTCAACGCTACCATATTTAGCAGGCATCGCATATATACGCATTATATAATCTTCTTTTGTTACTGATCTATATTGAGAAGCAAAATTACCTATAATATTTTGACGTAATGTTTCTACTGGTGGTAAATTAGAACCGCCGGTGGCTGGTGTAGGATTATTAACCGCAATGCTATCTTTAGCATTTTGTAACAATGTAGCATCTACGCCATCAACACTCGTTAAATAAGTAACAGAATCTACATTGGTAATTTCATTTGCACCTACATTATCATCTATACCTTTACCTACTGTATAAGTAACGGTTAATGTAATATTGTTAGGTGCTAATCCATATGTATCAGTATATAAGAAATTAGATGGATCTAAGGCGGCATCGGTAGTACGTGATATGACTGGTAATGATAATCCGACATTAGTTGGATTTGGTATAATAGCTTCATTAACACCACTACTAATACCAGCGCCAAATTGAATCTCAACTCTACCATCATCTCTCAACCGACTAACAAATCGATGTGGAGTACGTGTTAATTTAAGTATATATGGAGCGGTAGACCGGTTTGCCGATAATACCGGATCATTGTAAGATATATTACGAATACTTTCAAATATTGTATCCTGGCCTAAGAATGGTACTTCTCTCCATCGGTTACCAGAATCATCGGTCATACTAACAATTTCAATAATATTATCATCTGGCAATGCTATCTTATCATATATTTTTGGATCACCGAAAGTAAAGGTTACGGTTTTTTGAGTACCCGAAATAACATCTACTTGCTTCTTAAGAAGATAGAAATCAACATTACCTGTCCCGTCAACACTATATACAGAAACATCTAATCCAGAATTGCTGCCAGACTGATGAAAGTCAACAACATCTAATGTACGAAATTTTGTAGCACCATTAGTACTAACAATCATATTCTCATCCATTTCCAATGCATACCGGTAATCTGGTCTAGCAGCGGTACCAGTTCCAATTGCCGGTACGGTCTGGAAAACATCTAATTTAGCAACTGATGAAGCTACATTACGTGTCTGTACACCATAGAACTGAGATAACCGTAACATGTTTTCGGTTTCTTGAGCATATGGTAATAATGTTTCCTTTAAAGAATAATCAGTGTAATATGAAAGAACGTCTCCTACATATGAAGCCATTTCCAAAAACATCATTCCTGGCGATGACTCGTTAAAATCATTATAAGTATTAGGAAAATAGTTTTTAGTAAAGTTAATCAGGTTAGCTCTAAACTGCCCAAAATCTTTATTTAAATACTTTACGTCCTTTTCTACATATTCCGGCATTTTTATTCCTCTATAATATCAGCCGCTGTATCAGACTGAAATAATACTATTCTTCTATTAGCACCTCGTTCGGTTACTCGGAATACTATACTTATACGCACCGTATTCTCATCTGGATATACTTCTGCCGTAACTTCATCTAATATAATATAAGGCAGCCAGAAATTAATTACTTCTGTCAAATCACCTTCAATATCAGAAACTTCGTCCGGTGTAATTGCAATGCCACCCCCTGCTGTAATATTACCAAATACATAATCAGGTACTGGACTACCAAAGGTTGGCAACATAAATCTTTCACCTCGACGAGTTAACAATAAGTTCTTTAAGTTTGAAATCGCTTGGGCTTCTGTTGTATATGTTGTAGAGAAAACAGATCCGCCTCCGGTATTAGCATTATATGCTTGTGTCGCGGTCCGGCCGCCTGCAGCATTATTAAATGGTAATGCAACTCCTATGCCTACATCTGGCTCGAGGTCTAATGGTTGATATGTAAATGTTTCTCTAGCCACTTATCAACTACCTTTCTTTTTATTGATTGCTGACATCAACGCAGAATAATCTTTTGTAATATTATCAACTACCGCTGCTACTTTTACATTTGAAGTATCAACTGGATTATCATTAATATCAGTTACGGGTTGCTGAACATGTTGTCTCATCATACCAAATCCTTGAGCGTCATTGCTACCAAAAGACAATGTATCTTGTGATACCATTGGTTGATCACCATACATTTCCTTAGGATTCATTGTTAATGCTGTTTCATTTAATAAATCATTTAAAACAGAATCTTTAGTAAAGGATGTATCTCTTTTTCTAGATACTGGCTTTGGTGTACGTGTTTCTTGGTACATATCCATGCCATGTTTCATACTTTTTCTATGATCCGTTTTTTGTTCTTTAAGAAGTGTACGCATTTCAGCCCTGACGGCCTTTCGTACTTCTTCACTAATTAATTTTCGCATAACTTTAACAAATGATTTGCTATCCATGAGTCTTCCTTTTTTATAAATATATGTATAGTGTAGTTTAGGTGATTCCAGACCAGGTGATAATATTTATCGGTAATGTACTGCCTGGAGGCATAAATCCTATATAAATGCCAAACAGCGTAGATAAATGGTTACGGAATGCTTGTGCCAATAATTGAGCTGATTGTTCATGAGTATTACCAGGAGTAAATGCTAACATTAATTCCGCCTCTAATTGTTGTGGTACTCCTGGAAATAATACTATAGGGCTAGGTATTGCAACTAGTGGATCGCCTACGATTGGACCACCAGTAATTGCATTTCGCAACTCATTTTCGTTTATAGGAACAGTGCTATCAGCCATTGCTTGATCCATGATATCGTTAAATTGTATATTTGGAATAAAGAATCCTGCTACTACTGGAGCTATTGTTGGTGGTGCTGCTGGAAATGGATTAAGAATGACCCCACCGGGACTCCAATACTTTATTATACCATTAGCTAACCCTGAATATGAGCTAGGAGTGGTTGACTCTGCAGATTTTTCATTAGCACTAAATACTCCTTCAAATGCATTTATTAATATATCAATCTTCGGTACTAATGTTGTTTGGCCGAATTGTGTCTGTGCCGGAGCTGTTGCGATTAAGTATTGTGCGGCTAGAAATTTCGCAGATTCTTTCGCGCTACCCGCGGGCGCCGTTCTAAAATATGCAGCAACGGATTGTTCAAATGTATTCCACTGTGCCGGCATTATTGTCGCATTGCTTTAAGCTGACCTAATAACAGTGTCAACTCAGGTACGGCACCTGGCGCACCAACCGTTGGACCGGTACCTGTTAAATATTGATACTGTGGGCTAGCAGATGCTTGTTCCTGGAGCAATGATATTAAATCTTCTAGTACAGTAAATAATTCATCTAAATCCATTGCCCAATTCGGAGTTGCAACTGTTACTGTTTTCTTAGCTGATAATATAACCTCATCTTTCTTGCTATTGAATACCAATCGGTCCGATGTAATTACTACCTGCGCGCCGGAATATGTTGAACTAGGCTGTACCCCAGCCACGACACCTAAGTTAGATTGAGCTGATTTGAATTTTGGTAACTTTTGATCGCTAGTTAATACTATTAAACTTTTTGTAGCATCAAAATCTTCGTTAACGGTTTTATTATCACCATCCTTTTTCCATCCATTGGATAATATCGTAATTGGCGATTTGTTACCTCCTTGAAATATACCACATGGTTTATTTGAATATTCGGTACGACCTTTAGTCCAGCTGGTAGAAAATCTTAATCCAGAGCCAAATCGGCTACTAAATATTATATCACCTTCATATGGTTGTAAGGACGATACACGGTCTTCCTCCTCCCATGATGGTGAGGACTTACACTTACCTACGTTCCAATCGAACTGTTCTGTACGGTTGTCATTTGCCGCCTTAAACCAATATGTCCCAGGCGTAGGATTAATATTTTGATTATTGAATATATTAACCGTATTGAGATAATAATATTGAGTGTCATATACTAGCGTATCCGTTGCTTCACCCGGTCCGGTACATATCAAAACTACCTCACCTATTATAGGTACAGTGAATCCATATTTGTTAAATGGTCGAATGCCATTAATAATACTTGAGTTTCTTGAACTCAAAGGCCGTACGGATATTAGGTTGTTTACTTCTGGCGGAAGTAGTGGCACGGGTGCTGGGCTGTTAGGAGCCTTAAACCTATCACCAAAATCATCAGGAGTCTCAACTACTTCAGCATAGAAGAAATTTGCATTCACTCTTCATTCTCCTTTTGAATCTGAGCTAATTCTTCTTCCGCGGCTTGCATTAACCTTTCGCGTTCAAGTTCAGTCATACCAAAATCATCACCTACATCTGAGGCCTTACTGGATGTTGATACTAATCGCTGCACGATTGCAGCTAGTTTAACTAGATGATCGTCGTTTTTAACTTGAACATCTAGATACTCTTTCATTATAGGAGCTATTATAGTAGCATCTCCTATATTCTTAATAAGAGGTCTTAATTCTTGTATTAAGGTGGTTATTTGCCGGTCTTTCTTTTTGGAATTATGATAGATATCTTTCATAAGATCCGAAAATGTAGTACCGTTAAATAGTTCGAATTCCGAATTCATACTAACCCTTTATTATAAATATGGTTAGATTGTATTCTGATGCATCCTACCTGTTTGTTGATAATTAAGGAACATTCGTTTGAAGTCAGACTTCATTACATTGATAACTCGAGTTATGTTTTGAGTTTTGAATCCGGTTCTTTCTCGAATAAGAATATACAATGCTTTCTTATTGAAATTTTCAATGTTATCACGTATACGGAATAATTCTAATACCGAATCCGCTACGGCAATATCCTTGCGGTTGGTAAATACTTTATTCAGATTCTCATCATACCATTCAACATATAAATTAATAAAATCTTTCAATTGTTCCTGATAATCTGTATACCCCATTTCTGAAGTCAGATTACGTTGGTCATCAATCTCAACCAATTCCGCTTTACGCTTCATTCGCTTGTAGTTCGTATTGTTCTGAATGATTAGATAATTCTTTGCGATGATAGAAAAGTATGAAAAGGCTTTACCTTTACCTTCTTGGAATTTATGTATCTTTTCGTTTAAAAATGCAACAACTTCGTGTTGCACATCCTCGGATGGAACATCGAAATAATAAAATTTAAAAGTATGTATGATATTTTCTGTTAACTTATCAAATGGATACTTGATATGTTCCTTATATATTTTTGAACGTTGTACAGAATCTTCTGTCTTATTATATAAGATAATAGCATCCTCTGTTTCTTGTGTGAAATAAAAATTCTTAGTTTTCTTCCGCCCCATCAAATTCTTTGTTTAATTCTTCTACAATATCTTTAAGCGTATTAAAGATTACTCCGGTCTCATCATCTGCTTCAAAGGAACCTATACGATCTAATTGACGTATATATGAATAATTATTATTTGATTTTTTACGTACTGATTCAAAGAATACTTCATATCTAGAATTAGATGATTCTAATTGTTCAACATATTCTTCCACATTTTCTAATTTGCGTAATAGATTAATTATAATTGGAATTAATATAACTAATATTACTGATACTATACCTAGTGCCCATTCTATCATTCAAATAACCCTTTAAAGATATCATCAACTTTATTATCGGATGATGATATTGATTTAGCATTTATTTTTTTAACCGGTGCCTTTTTAGGTGCATTACTACTACCCGTCTTCCATCTTTCATATTCTATAACGGATGCCATATGGTCTGCATGATGCAACACAATTGGCAAACTAACTCTTAATCTGGAATCTGGAAATCTAGATATATAATATGGTTTATTCGATTCATCATATAATCCATCATGGATACGAATGGCCTGGTATTCATTCCAAGATACTTTTACATTATATTGCTGTAACATCCATAAACCTAAATCAGGTACCATTGCAAATGGATTCTCTGGGTTCACTTTATAGATGCGTCCTTGATTCTTACGATGCCATTCAGAATCATTTGGAATATATATTTCACCATTCTTACCTGGCCAACCTACTTTACCGAGATCGTGATGAATAGCGGCAAACTTAAGTTCGTTCATGTCATATCCAGACATATCCGATCCCATTGCTTCCCATGAATTATAAACCGTAGCGGCACAATCATATACACGTAATATGTGGTCTACATAACCACCCGGAAATGCATTATGGAAATGTTCCATACTTGAAGCAGGCATTAACATAATGCGTTCTTCAAATTCATCATATATAACGTTTAGAGCTTCTGCTCTATCTGGAAACTCTTTGTTTATAATAGTTCTTAAACGGTTCCAATTCTCTTGTATTTGTTCAGCTGTTAGTTTCATATATCTTTATTTAATAAACAATATAATAAAATAATATTAAAGTTCCAAATGCTTTGTAACGCAGGTAGAGCATAATACTGCTACTACATCATCCGTGGCTCTAACATACTTATCACATAATGAATACCGGTAGTATTTATCTTCTTTATCAGATCCACGACATATCATATGACGATCGCCATTGATAGTTTTTGTTTTGAAATTATACTTTGATTTTTTTGCCATAACTTTTTATTGATTTAGTAACTAGATACACTTCTTGTTTTAGTCGGCACTGCCGGCTTAGCTTCTTTTTCTTCAATTACATTTTCCTCGATGAGAGGTGCCTCTTCATCGATATCTTCAACCATGCTATTTAAGACTTGGTCTAAAGCATCATCTTCATCAAATTCCGTCGGAGTATTTTTTTCTTCTAACATATCTTCTTTTTTAGTGTTATAAAATATAGTATTAGCAGCAATTACTAATGCTACTGCTAATGGATCGAATACTAGCATTAATGCAATTATAAACCAATTCACTACCTGGTCTATTGTTTTACCTGTTAATTCGGCAATATACTTTAATGGACCAATCTCAGCTGCTATATCAGAATCGGTTTCCATGTCTAATTTAATTAAGTCAATCCGAGTTATAGAATCTGTTAAAGCTTCTTCTCGCAATGATAATTTATCTCGCTGTACCTTTGAATCATCTAACTGCCGCTCTAATACCTTACGCGTAGCACTTGAAGTTGTAGTAATAATATTACCTTCTTCATCTTTATATTGTATTACATTGTTGGATAAGCCTCGAGATAATTCCCTAATACTTTCTGTTAAGGATTGCCTTTCAATGCTTATATCATCTAATTGAACCTGGTATCGACTTCGTTTAAGGTCATATACGGCTACATTCTTATCTATCACCTCTAGTTTATTAGAGGTCTCTGAATATGCGGCTGATAGGTAACCATATATACCACCTGAGGTAATAATCATCAATACCCCAACTGCAATTGTTAGATATGTCTTTAGGAACTTACCTAACTTATCCCA